ATGGTCTACGAACCCCCGCCAAATCCTGACGACTGGATCTGTGACGCCTCGCCCCCGCGCCACACACCCGGAACTTCGGACACGCGCTACACGGCCCCTTCCCGCCAGGGGGAGCCGATGACGTGGGAAGCGATCCGCGCCGCCAGGCCTGTCTACGACTACGAACCGCGCCACGCCGGCCGTACGGCCGCCTAGGCTAGACAGCAGAAACCCCCCGGCCCATCACGCCCGGGGGGTTAGCTGTACAGCTTCTAGTCTTCGCCCCGCGCGGGCGCTGACATGTTCTGGTTGAGGTAGCGCGTAGCGCGGTCGATAGCGCGCCGTAGACGGCTCTTCGTTGCCTCATCCCGCTTCTCTCCAGGCTCGTCCCGGTAGCACCGGGTGATGACTTCCTGGTACTGCTCAGGCAGGGCCTCAAAGGCCCTGCGCAGGTCCCACAGGAGGACCACGACGCCCCCGGCGCGGAGGCTGTTCGAGGTTTCCTTGGTGGGCATCTCAAGCCAGTTGCACGGGTCGAAGTAGGCCTCTTTGAACAGGCCCCGAACCTCGTTCGGGGTGTACACCCACTCAGCGGTTTTCAGGGTGTAGAAGTAGCGTTCGTTCGAGGCGTACGCCTGACCGGCCTTGAAGGCGCACCGGCCGATGTAGTCGGGATCAGCCGGAAGCTTCTCGAAGTCCGGGAGCAGGTTGACCCATATCTCTTGCTCGATATCGTCCCGCTCGATCCCGGGCCAGCGCCGGGCCAACTGCCCGGCTGCCTGCTTGATGATCGGGGACACCCACTCGTAGTCATCGTGCGTCAGAGCCATATTCGGCGCCTCACTTCCACTCGTACACGGCGCCGTCAACGACGAACCGGCGATCGACAACGGGGACCAGCTCCGGGAGCACGGTCCGGCCCTTCACGCGGAGAATTCCGAACGCCTGTTGCCAGTTCGCGGAACCGCCCTTCAGGTAGCCGGCCTGCTTCACGTCCATGGCGTGCCCCACTTCCAGGCCCCAGCGGGAACGAACGTTGCCGTTGTAGCCGGTGGCGACCGGCACCAGGCCCGCGCGGTGCGTGTGGCCACACACAACGCTTTTGCCGAACTTCGTTGCCAGCCCGGCCGCCGTGTTGCCGGCAATCCGGGAGAGGGAGCCCTCATCGCCGTGGGCGACCAGCCAGCCCGGGGCAACCTCGTAGAGGCCGTGAACGACCTCGACGCCGTGCCGGTCGGCGTTGATCAGCTCTTCAAACTCCAGGCTCCTGAGGCAGTCCAGGGCGGGCGCATAGCGCCGGACGTAGTCCTGAATGCGGCGGTCGTGGTTGCCAAGCTTCAGAACCACCGGGCCGTCATACACGGCCCGCAGATCGGCCAACAGGCCGGAAGCTACGTCTAGGGACTTCTGGAGCGTCCCCTTGTACTCCCCGGCCGCGCCCTTGTTCCAGCGCGACGGCTCCGGGGCGTCCAGGAAGTCTCCGACGTGCACCACGCGATCGGGCTGCGTGTCCCCGATGAATCGGAACAGTGCCCGCAACATCTTCGGGTCGTGATACGGGATCTGCGTATCCGGCAGAAGAACCGTTGTCGTCCAGTCGCTCACAGGGCCTCCCCGAAGTTGTCATCAGTCATGGGTTCGTCAGGCGCGACCATTTCCGGCCGCGCATAGCCGATCTTCAAAGCCAGCTCGACCACGCCGGGAACGTCGGCGTCCATGAACGCGACCACGCGACCAAAGGACACGTAGCTTCCGTCCGGAGACATTGCCGATTCCAAGGCAATGTGTGTGATCAGCTCTGCCAGGTCGGCCGCCGTGGGCGTGCTCTCCTTGCACTTCGCCAGCGGCCAGTTGTGGGCGCGGTAGATGCCGGCCAGGGTGGCAGTCGAGAGTTCCAGCTCAACCACGAGGGGCGTACTCATCGGGCATCTCCAATCACGTCGTTGACCTCAAGGGCCCTCTCCAGCCGGGCAAGTCGGATGTCTGTCATTGCGGCGTAGACGCCGAGGTCTTGAACCTCTTCGCGGGCCATGCGGACGATCTCCCGGGGGGTCATCTCCTCGAAGGCCTGGAACACGCCGCCGTTGTCGCGGCGCTTCTCGTACTGCTCTCGGCCTGGCCCGGCTATGCGGTGAGCGGCTGCGGTAAGGAAGAACCCCATGCCGTAGGCCAGATCCGCAGTGGACATCCCGAAGTTGATAACTTCGGCCGGGTATTCGATGCTCACAGCTCCACCCCAATCTTTTTGATCAGGGCTTCGGCCCCGAGATCGTTCATGAACTTGTTCACGTCCATGCCCACGCCTCCCGATTCCATCGGGATTATGCGGGCGTTCCTGATGTGCGCTGCGGCCTTGTCCGCGAATTCTTCGCCCTGCCCCTTGTCGTCTTTGTCGGTGAGGATGAACACGGCTTCGTAGCCGTCGAATGCCTTCCCCATGAAGGGTTTCCAGGACTTCACCCCGGGCACTCCCACGGCCGGAAGGCCGCATTGCCAGGCCGATATGGTGTCTATCTCGCCCTCGGCAAGGCAGATGAACCGTTCGTGCCGGAAGAACCCGGCGGGGTTGAACAGGCGCGATTCCGCGCCCGGTTCGGAAAGGTACTTTGGCCCGTCTCCGTCGCCTATCCGCCTGTAGCGGATGCCGACAACCCCAGCCTTTGTGATATAGGGGATGCTGAGGCATCCCCGGTACTTCTCATGGCCCGAGACGGGGCTTTCGACGTACCCCAGCTTGAAGAAAGCTAGACTGTCCTTCGACAGGCCCCGCGTCGTCAGCAAATACTCTTCGGCGGGGCTGCCGGCCATTGCCTTGTAATACTGCTTCGCCGCTGATTCCGAGAATTCCAGTAGCGAACTCGACAGCCTCGCCAAAGGTCAACCCCTCTCTTTGCATGATGATTGCGTAGCCGTCTCCGGCTACGTCACAGCCGAAGCAGTTAACGACGCCGTCAATGGTGTTTACGGATAGGCTCGGGTTGCGGTCGGCCCCGTGAAAGGGGCACGACATTGAGCGGTTCCGGCCCTCCGGAACGTGAGAAGCCCCGTAGTGCTCAAGGACTTTCGCTATGTCCAGCTTCGGGGCGGAGAAGCCTCCGGAGTACTTTGATCTCATCGGACATCTCCTCTCGTTCCCGAACCATCTCGAACCACAGGGCGTTAGGAAGGATCGTGACGCCGTGGCGCATGTGAAGGCCGCGGAGCTTGAAAGAAAGGCAGTAGCGGGCCACGCCCGCATTCGCGGCCTGCTCTTTCGCGTCCCTCAGGTATTCGGGGATCTTCGGAACGGCCACGTTCTTGACCTGAACCACCCATCCGCGTATGCCGCCGATGTCTCCCCGGTCTTTCGAACCGAAGCGGGAGCCGTTCCTTTCGGCTTCGGTAAATCCCGCTTCGTGGGCTGCCTCGACGTATTCGCGTTCCCCCGCGTAGCCCTTCGCCTTGGAGGACCGGCCGTTACTCGCCATCCGGCCGCCTGGCCCAGATCTCCCGCTGAGCCTCAGCGGCTTTCTTCAGGGCGTCGGCTATGGCGTCGGCCTCGTCCGGGTGAAGGACTCCCAGGAACTCCCGCCAGCCGTCGTCACCGTCCAGCACCTCAAGGCACACGCCCTCGTCGCCGTTCTGGGACAGAAACACTTCCGTCCAGAAGTCCCGGTAGCCTTCCGGGCCCTCGATCGTGGTTGTCCCGAAGCTCATCAGGCCTCCTCGAAAAGGTCGGGGGTGAGGACGGTCACGGAGCGCGGGCCGACCGTGATATGTGCGGCTTCCCCACGGTGGGAATAGTCCCGCTCCAGGACCTTCACGGTCACCGTGTGCGCGTTGACCTTTGCCACGGTGCCGACGTAGCGCCCGCCGAAATCGCCCCGGCTGTGCGCAACGACCTTTCGGCCTTCCTTGATTGGCGTTCCGCGCCAATCGAACATCACGCCGCCTGCCATGTCTTACCGCCCTCCCGGTCGAAAGCGTCAAAGGTGCTCTTGAACTTGGCGCCCGATGCCGGGTGCCAAATGATCACCCCTTCGGGGTCCATGAAGCCGGGGGCGGCCTTTGATCCGAAGACCTTCAGGTCATCCATCTTGTCTTCGATGGTGTCGGTACTGAACTCGCCCCGGTAAAGCGTGGGAACGACTTCCAGCCGGTCAGGGCGCAATTCCCAGCTACCCCGGTGCGGGCCCCAACGGTGCGAGTTGAAGAGGCTGAAGACCTTGTGATCCATGCCGTATCCGCGCTGAATGCCCTTGCCCCACCACTCGCCGAAGTGCCGGCCTGGTCCGAGGAAGTCAATCAGCTCGTCTCGGGTGTCGTAGGCCCACGCGGCAAAGCCCATGTTGTCGTTGTCGGGGGTGATCAGCCGCTTGCGCGACTGACAGGCGAAGTCGGCATCTTCGGTGATGACGACGGCGGCGTTTGTGCCGTCAATCTTCTCCGTGATGACCATTCCCCGATAGAGCCGGGGCGTGGAAGGCCACGCCTCAAACTGGACCGTCATACGCCCTCCCTTTCTGAAACCATGTGCGTTGTGACCCACCGGAGATGAACCGGGGCCCCGAGATACGCCGGGGCTGGCGTGACGAGCTGTGACCACGGATAGGCCGCGAAGTTCTCCCACCTTGCGGTCAGGGTCACGTTCTCGGTTGTGATGCTTATTCGGATTGGGTGCTTGCGGATGTGTCGCCGCATCCACCAGCGATCCGCGTAGGCGTGTTTGAAGTGCTGCCACCATGAGGCCGGCGAACCAAGCTCGACAGTCTTCGACTCGGTCACTTCGTGCGGCGGGAGCTGTTCGCCGAGGACTTCCGCCCTCATCCGGACCAACAGCCCGTGAAGCATGTGGTCTCGGATTTCCTCGACTTCCAGGGATTGCGCGATGCAGTCGGGAATCGTTCCGTAGGCCCCGAACCTTTTCCGGACCAGCGTTAGCGCGTTTTCCCGAAGATCTATGGGCGAGTCGTAGAGGCTTACCATTCAGCCTCCCTCTTCGCTTGTTCCAACAGCTTCGGGAGAAGCTGGTTGAGGGCTTCCAGGGCGCGGCATCTGGCGGCCTCGTGGTCCTCGTCTTCGCAGCATCCGCAGCCGCTTGACGCGCGGTTCTTGTAGGCGACTTGCAAGGCCGCCTCTATCTGTTCGATCTCGGTTACGCTCATCCAGTCACCGCCATTCTTGGTAGATCCACCTGCATCGGGATGACCCACCTTCCGGACGGGTCAGCCTTTCCTGTTCTGTGCTTGACGACGCTCACGCCGAGCTGCCGAATCCCTTCGTAGGTGTCGTCTCCGACGCGGTGAAGCGTCAGCACCATTTCGGGGGTCTTGCCGGTCTTCCCTCGGAGCCCGGACAGGGGAACGGCCATCAGTCCGTCTTCGTATTCGCCCACGACGTGATGGACTGCCATTACGTGAGCGCCCGTCTCGCGGGCGATCTCGTGAAGGAAATCGCAGTTATCTTCAAGCTTGGCCACCCCGGCAGAGCCGTTTTCGGTGTCCAGGTTCGCTAGAAGGTCCATGACGATGAGTGCCGGGAAGTCGCCGAACACCTGCCGGTACGCCTTCAATTCGCTTTCCATCTCGGTCGCGGAGGGCGACGCCTGGAAGTTGAACTGAACGTGCGATTGGTGGTGCATCTGGACTTCAAGGGCCTCAGTGAGGCCCTGCTCAAGGGCGTTCTCCACGTCGTCCGTGGTCCAGCCCATCAGCATTGCCCCGGCGCGAACCGCCATCGTTTGCTGATCGGTGTCCGCGCTGAAGTAGAGACTTGGGACCTGCGCCCGCATGGCGAGAGTCAGTGCCAACAGGCTTTTGCCGGAACCGGGGCCAGCCGCGACTAGCGACAGCTGGCCCATCCGGAACATGACCCCTTCGCGGGCGAGCCCCTTGAAGACGTTCGGGAGCGGTTCACCTGCGGTGCCCCGCGTCGCCGTAGCGCGTGCGAGGCTCAGCAACTAGCGTCACCGGCCCCACTGAGTGGCGCAGCCCTGCGCCTTCTGCGGGCAGTCGTACCGCTTGTAGGGGTTGTTCGTCTTCTTGGAGATGCCCTCGGCGTAGAGCATGGTGCCGTGAGGGCACGACCGGCCGTCACCGGTCGATGCCGGCGGCGGGGCGGGCCAGCCGTTGTTACCGCCTCCGACTGCCGGCGTGTCGATCCGCTGTCCCCCGAGCTGCGTCACGACCAAGAACGCGGCGTCAATGCTCTGCTGCGTCTTGGCGATCTCGTCGGCAATGCCGGACTCCCGGAACTCCATGAGACTCGGGGACCAGTCGGTCACGTCGCCTTCGGGGCGGAAGGTGATGAGCGGGACCTTGCCGGGGGTCCAGGTCACAGAGAACGGCGCCTCTGGCGGCGTGCTGGTCTCAATCTCAGTCAAGGTCTGTCCCTCCGTAGGTGTCGCGGTCGTTGCCGACCGCATCGCAGAAGCGCGCCACGCCGCATGTGCGGCAGGCGTCGCCGGGGTTGGGGATGAACACGCGGGCGTTGATGGCGCGGTCTAGCCGCGCGAACCAGCGGCCTAGCCGCTCGGTCGTGTACGTGGACAGGTCGAACGAGCCCGTAGGCTCGTTGTTCTTGCACATGAAGAAATCGCCGTAGTCGGGCCGGACCCCGTACATCTGCTCTACGGCTTCGGCGTAGACGCCGAGCTGAAAGGCAGACTCCGGAAGCTTCGTCCCGGTCTTGATGTCCCGGACCCGTAGGGAGCCGTCCGGGGCTTCTAGAACCTGGTCGATGTAGCCGAGGACTTCGACCCCGCCGAGAACGACCCTGAATTCAAGCTCTACGGCGCGTTTGCCGTCTGGGGTCTCCCAGATCTCGAAGGGGTCGCCTCTGCGGTAGCCGATGTAAGCGGCGACCTGTTCGGCGCCGCGTTGCCGTCGCCTGGCGGCGTCTACGCCGCCCCTGGTCTTGGGGGTGCCGGTTCGCCACCGGTCAAGGTCTGGTTCTGCCTTCTGCATCTTCGTGAACCCCGTGTCCCACGACGCATAGAAGACGCCCAGGGCCTCATCTAGTGAGGCCTGTTGGCTCGACCTTTCCCAGTGCTCTACGGCCGCGTGTACGGCCGTGCCTTGCAGCGTCCACGCTGCGGGCGTCTCGGGGGCTCTGGCGATCCGCTCAAGGCGGTACGCCTCCCCGCAACGGACCCATGACGTGAGCTGCGAGACGGACCGGTGAGGGGCGCTCAGGTCGCTTCCCGAACGCCGCGCCTCATCAGCTCCCGGAACTCGGCTTCGGCCTGCTCCTCGACCAGCCGGATTCCGTTGGTCGCGACGGCCCCGAGAGCGCCGTTGAAGGCGCCGTGAAGCTCGGTCAGGTGCTCCGGGCCGACCACCACGGACCCGTATGCGTCGTAGCCGTCCACGTCGTGGTTGCCGACTTCCACGCCGAGGACCACGTTTCCGGCTCCGTTCTCGAAGGCCCGGATGACCAGCACGTCAGTTGAGGTGATCGAACAGGGGATCTCGTACCGGATGCCCTTGTAACGCTTCTCTTCGCTCAAAGTCTGCGCCTCCTTAAGTCGTCAAGGGAACTACTTGACGGGATGCGAAAAGGACCACGGCGGTTGCCGTGGCCCCTTCGGGGGGTGGTGCTATTTAGTTGGGGAGCCAGGTAACGCGTATGAGAGCGTCGGGCTTTAGGCCCCGCTCTTGCCTCATGTCTTGTTCGCAGAGACCACAGTAGCGGAGCAGCGTTGATCCGTCAAGGGCGATATTGCGGCTGGTCGAAAAGAGGATCTGACCTGCTACGAAGCGCCAGCGCCATGCGTCCTCGCCCGGGTGTGCGTCGTCCGTGTACTGCCCTTTGAAGGCCCCCAGCTCCGGCGGCGCTTCACAGATGCCGCACTCAGCCCCATTGTCCACCCGTTACCTCCGGATCTCGCACCCTGCACGCACCAACCGCGCGGTCAGGCTATGTCTTTACCTGCCCCTTACGCAACTGATCAGACAAAGGTAAAGGCACCCGTCAAGACGGGTGCCTCACCGGCTACAGTCTGTAGCACTAGCCCTCTGTTACTTCCTGGTAATACGCATCAGGAGGCGTATCCGGCCTACGCTTCGCGTAGTACCAACCCCCGTACTTCTTGCTTGCGGGGTTGGGTGGGGCGTCCTCGCGGTACTCGACAACCCACCCCTCCGCGTCCAGCAAGGCGCGCCAGTTCTTCAGCCGAATGCGCTCACCCTCGGGGAGGCTACCCTCCCTCTTGAGGCGTTCCAGCGCTCGCAGGTTGCGCGCGGCCGGCGCGTAGGCGCGGGGTCCGGATACTGCAATCGGAAGTAGGGTCAACTCGCTGTTGCCAGGGCTCCAGCCGGCCGCGTTCGCAGCCTTGCGAACCGTTTGGGCCTGGACCCCCCATTCTTCGGCAAGCTCGTTTGCGGTGCGGCCGGACTTAAGCAGAGCGGCCACCTTGTCGTCTGACACGGGGATCACTCTTACCAT